TTTCTGAAGAACCTCTACTTTTTTTGCTTTGGATCTTTGTCTAGATATGAGATCTAAAATCTCAAAAATGAGAGGATTATTTGGAAGATCTAGACTTTGGGTTGTCTTTGGTTTACTCGTCGTCGTCTTCTTCGTCGTTGATTTCGTAGTCATGATAGTTTTCAAAGTTAAATGCGATCACCTCATCTGGTATCAGGTTACCCTGATTGTCAAACATTTCGGGGTGAGGTCTTGGTACTTCCCGATAGTTCATCATGTATTCTCTGGCAGTCCATCCAACCAGTGCTCCCACTATAAGAAATAAAATTGTCAAGAATGAGCCAAATACTAAACTAGCTGCTAACATTTTTCTTTCTCCGGGAAATTACTTTTCTCTTCCTTGACTTAAAGGAAAACTCGAAATAGATGGTAACTTCCCTGTTTAGAAAGCAAACCATCTTTTCGAAGATGATATGAAATGGATAAGTCTGCTCTCTTTTACCTCCATTAAGTAGAAACTCAATACCACGATTTCTGTGGATCTCTGATTTATTTATGTTAGGACTTGATGACTTGTTGTTCTTTGAGGAATTTGATTGTGTCAACAGAACCTCCCAATTTTTTATTGTCACATACTACCTGTGGGAAGGTAGATCCTTTCCCAAACTCGGTATAGAATTCTTCCTTGGTAAAATGCTCACCAAGATTATAGACCACAAAGTTACTGCCTGTCAACTCCAAGACAGATTTTACTTTGTGACAATAAGGACAATTTTCCTTAGAATAAACTGCAAAATTCATGTTGTCTTTTTTTCTTTATGTATTATACCACAAAGCTTGACAAAATACCAAACCATGATTAGAATACCTTTGTTGGGTTTGAAGATACATAATATACACATTAAGAATACTATGAGTTCATTTGCTAAAAAGGGTTGGCATTACATTCCCAATATTATTACTAAAGAAGAAGCAATACAGATCAAGTATCAGAATTTAATGGGTGCTGTAAGAGATCTTGGTGGTCTTAAGACTCACCATGACCCTGAAAGAGGAAATGTAATGACTTGTTATGCTCCACCCTCTTCTACTTTTGTAATGAAAAGAATTCAACCAATCTTAGAAGAAGCACTTGGAGAAGAACTCATTCCCACTTATTGGTTTACAACAACATATCACAATAAAGGATGGATGAATTGTCACACGGATAGACCCTCCTGTGAAGTCTCAGTGACCATGAATATTTCTGGTGATGCACAATGGCCAATTAAACTTAAAGACCTCACAGGGAAGCGTAGAGAGGTTGTAACACCTGTTGGTGATGGTGTTGCATATCTTGGAACTATTGTGCCTCATTGGAGGTCACCATTAAGAACTCATGAGAATGATAGGTTTATGCAGTTGTTCCTTCACTTTGTAAGAAAAAACGGTCAGTATGCTGATTATGCATACGACCGCAATCAAAAGTGTTTTGACTTACTCACTGGGCAATAGTGGATCATTAATCATTTGAAAAGATTTTACCTCATCAAAGGTGTTCATAAGTTCTTGCAATTGAGAATCACTTTCTAGTGAACTTGGAAGAGTAGGATAAGCAGTTGGAAATCCTACACTATTTGGAAGTTCTCTGAGTTCTTGTCTCCAAGTTTTGAATGCGGTTGTTAAGTTAGTTCCAGTTTCTTTTGCCTTGATTACCATCCAGTCAGTGTGCTCAAGCATCTTGTCACGATTGATTCTGAGAACATCATATCTTTTGTTCTGTTGTCTGGTATCATATGCAGAGATCTCTGAATCCCATTGTGTCTGAGAGAGTGTTGTTAATCCAACAGACTCTGTAACCACATAAGGTTGAGTGTATGTCAAGTCATATACCGTAACCGTTTGTGTGGTTGGTTCTGCCTTAGGATTTTCATGATCAAATACCTGCCAATCTTCTTGCCTTTCTGTCGTGCTGGTGATCGCAATGTTTGAATTACTTTGATAGACAGTTAGTTCATCAGAACCTACGGTAACATTATGCTCTGTCGTATCGGGAACATGAGACAGCATAAAGGGGATATTGTTTTCATCTTCTAATGTATATTGTATTTCAAGATGATCAATTTTAGGCATCATCAATCCAAACCGAGTATTAGTTGCCCATTCTCCGTTGTCACGATTCAGATAGTAATGCTTAAGTAATTGAGTCATATTCCTAATAAACTTCTATACCATATTTATCGGCAATTTCTTTATCAACCTCTTCTTTTGTCTTAAATCCTTGAACTCTCATCCAAGTCACCATTGCATAACGATTGCCAGAAGTAACTGGTTCAACAGTATGTGTATACCATCTTGACGAAGGAAAGCATACAAGCAAACCTGGTTCTGGTTTAATCTTGATTCTTAAATCGGGGAATGAAAAGTATCCACCTTCAAAATCATCATTCAAGAAAAGAACCATTGACAAATCTCTATCAATTGTCTTCTTCCATATCTGTGTTCCGTCTGGATTCGTCCACAGACCCTCTCCATCATTATGAGGTTTATAGTGACCGCCAGGAGAATAACACAGAAGTTGTGGTGGCTCACAATCCCTAATCTTAAATCCATAAAATGGATTGATGACATGATCAACAATATTTTTCATCAATTCTTCAATCTGAGGAAGAATATTTCCAAAATCTGCACACTCAACATTCCTTACATTCTTATCAATTTTGGAATGTCTTTCTCTGGTTTCGTCACTTTTCTCTGCATCAAAAACTCCCATTGGTTCTTTGTGGGCAGTTCTCATGTGGTCAGTTAAAAGTTTCAATCCATCACCAGTTACAACTTTGGGTTGAATCAAAACATTAGCAAGAATATCATTCATATTGAAATGTTATATGTGATTTATTTAGTTTGAGAGTCCAACGGTCTCATATCTTATAGTTGGAAGGTCTGATGGGTTTAAGTCTGAAGTTCCTGTCGAAAAATCTAATCTTATGATTTTACATGATACCGAACCATTATAAGCGCCGCCACCAAAATAACCATACAATCTAGTATCCGATGTTGTACCATGTTTCCATATTGGATTAAACAAATTTAAATGATTTGGAGAAAGAGTTTCCGTAGAAAAATCTACTCTATCAGTTTGAGACCTTCTTCCGACATATTGATGATACCCTCCACCAAAATACCCATAATTTTTGTCAGAGGCACCAGTATTATTATAGATATTTCCAGTCAAAACCATTGGTGATACATCTGTAGTATTAGTGGCAAAATTTATTCTTTCTATTTGATTAATAACACCACCATATTGATTCAGTCCACCACCAAAATATGCATTCTCAGAACTTTCAACCGATCCACCCGAATATGAGGTATATCCTAATAATAAACTTGATGGTGTGGTTGGTGTATCGGTATCAAAATCTAAACGTTGAACAGTTGATTCCCCAAATCCGCGTTCTCCTCCAGCACTATAACCATACTGTGAACTTTGAGTTCCAAATACGCTATTGACACCTTTTTCGTGCCACTGATAATAAAAACGCATCGTTTCATTCGAAAAGTCAAGTCTATGCATGTTACTGGAATAATTATAGTTACCAGCTCCCGGAGTTAAGGTTCCGTCACCTGCAAGAAAATATCCATGATTTTTACTGAACATTGATCCCATTTTTCTTTTTTCAGCACCAGATATAAAAGGTCCACCCGGCAGTTTAGATTCTATAATAGAAACAGAACCAGTAGAAAAATCTTGTCTTGCTATGCTACTTTGAGATCCTGTGTCTCCAGAATTTGTAGTTCCGCCTCCCCAATACCCATAAGTTCCATATCCAGTATCTCTCAGACGATTACGAAGAGTGACCGTTTGACCATCAGTAAGAACTGCTCCTGCTACTCCATAACCAAGAGTTCCAGGATTTGTGAATGTTCCGGTGGAAAAATCCATTTTGTGTATATTACTCACCGTATACCCATAATCATACCCTCCAACCCAGTATGCATGACTACCAGAGGATGCTCCGGCAACTGCTGATTTACCTGCAAAAGATGGATTGTTATCGGCAGGCATAGTTTTCCATGCGGGTGCGGGATCAAAAACTTCTGTGGAAAATCTGAATCGATCTATTTCATCAACAAAACTATAAGATGGTGGAGGATCTTTTTGACCTCCAGCCCAATAACCATATGTGGAATCCTGTGTTGTTGCTCTTTGGAATGTACGTTGATTCAGATGAAATCTTTTATTCGATGCTGTTGTTATATTACTTACGGTTTCGTTTGAAAATTGTATTCTGTTTATTGCACAAATCACACCTAATGTTCCTGGTTGTGGTGGATAATATCCGCCACCAAAATACCCATAATTAGAATTATATACTCCACTATTACCAGCGTTCTCAACATTTAATGCACCTACGGGATTAAATGTAAATGTCTCTGTTGAAAAAGTAAATTTTACAACACCAGACTTATAAGCAGCGCTTCTTCCCCCTGCCATGTAACCAATGCTAGGAGTTTGAGCCGTTCCAAATAAACCCCAACCAGCGTTTGATGGAGAATTTACTCCTGGTTGAGACATTGTTTCGGTGGAATAGTCTAATCTATCTTGACTGCTATGACCGTTAGTCTGATCTCCTTGAAACCATGCATAACTTGGAGTTGCCCAAGCCCCAAATCGTGCTCTTCTTGTAGATAAAGTCGATGGGAAAATGGAACTCACATCGGCAGAATAATCTATTCTTTGAATTGCACAAGTGTTTCCATGAGTTAAACTAACAGTACTAGTACTAGGTCCACGTTCGATACCACTTCCACCGGCAAGATAACCTCTAAGTGGAGACAGTCCAATCTCTGGCCAATTATCAAAATTATTATTATTTACATCCTTAACTTGGAGAGATTTAACCTCTTGAAGAGAAAATACTGCCATCAGAGACCAAAGATAGAATAACTCTGAGTTCTCTTTTTCCAGAACTCCATGTGTTTATATTTATTCAGCACATACTCACTCAAGAACTTTGTATTGTCTCGGTGTATCTTTTCAACACTACTCCTAACTGTGTGCATATTCTCTAAACCATAGACATTATCATTCTCTTCTTGCTTTGGTTTTACCTTATCAAAAGTGTGAATGAATCTTGGTTGTTCCAAGAAATCATAGATACGATTCAGTTGTTGTTGGGGATTTTTTACCAGATCATCATAGTCAACCAATAAAAGATACTTATCATATCCTTTTCTAAATGCTTCTGAAAGTGCATGATAACATAATCCAATACTACCCTGCGATGACATTAGATAGTCGGCACGATTATCATTTGATACAGTAATACCATTCCCAATCAAATGCTCATCAACAAAAGATCTCGTGCTTGATTTCTGAATCAGACACAAAAATGAAGTTATAATATCATGAATATCTCTGACTGGACAGATGATCTTTGGTTCTTTTGTGATGTAATCTTGTATGTGTTCTATCTGATTCACCCACCCTCTTGACTTATCCACAATAATATTCTGTGAAGTGTTACAGTAATAGTTCTCTGGAATAGATGATAGAACTTTATGTGCTCCTTCTGGATTTGGGTGTGCCTTATATTGTTCTGAGTTTTTTAGTAGATACTCTTCCGTATAATGAATTGTATCCAATAACGGTGAGTTAGTGGATGAATGTATCTCTGGATTCTGATTAAGTAGTGCCGTTAATAAAGTCGAACCTGATCTTGGAAGACCAGACATAAAATAAAATTGTTTCATACATTAATACTTATTTGACATTGATGCTGCTTTACGTACTTTTCTTGGAGTATATGGTGGAGATATGAGTGATGTAGTATCACTAGAAAAATCTAATCGACGAACATGAGTGCCGTCTGGTGAAGGATCTGGAACTGTGTGTCCACCAACAAAGTATCCATAATATGAATCAGTTTGAGAATTATGCTCATTGTAGACATAAAGAGGATTAATAGAATTGGGGAAATTTGTGAATGTGCCATTACTAAACTGCAGTTTTTCAAAATCACTATAATAAAAATTTGGTTGAGCACCAGGGCCATATCCACCCCAAAAATAACCATAAGTATTGTTTTCTATCGAAGTTCCTTGATATCTCACCCTAGTCATATTACCATAAGAAGAAGTGACATCAGTTGAAAAATCCAATTTATCAACACTCGAATAAATTGCTGGTCCTACTAGATTATATCCACCAGCAAAAAATGCATATTCGGGTGTTCTTACTGCAGTAGCATCTCCTTTTTGAGCACTCAATCTTCCTGATGAAGGTAAGGTAGATACACTCTCACTCGAAAAATCTAGTTTACAAATCTTCGAATGCCATGTTACAGGAATTGGTGGACTGAATTGATATGAATATCCTCCACCAAAATACCCTGCATGTATTGTGGATGTCTGTGATATCTTATCTGCAACTTGTGGTAAAGAATTTGTTAATGTTAATATAGATTCGTTTGAGAAATCAAATCTGTATATTGTAGATCTTCTTGCTGCAGGTGGAGGTGAAGGTGAATATCCACCACCAAAGTATCCATACTCATTGTTGTATGCAGATCTGTCATTACCATAATGAGATGTTGGTAGTGTTCCAACATCACTAAAAGTGTTTGTGCTAAAATCTTGTCTTGTTATATTACATAAAGATGGAGGACCAAATCCACCTATGGTGTAACCATAAGTTCCATATCCATTTCCACGAGCAAGTGATACTCCACCAGAGACTGCTGTTGTATGTTCTTTTGCAAATGGTAAATCATTTCCTGGATCACTTACGGTATCATTAGAGAAATCAAGTCTTGTTATGGTGCTGAGGTATGGTGATGGAGTTCGACCACCACCAAAGTAACCATAAGAATTGCTTGAGGTTGCTGCTGAATTTTTTCTTGCCGTTAGAAAATTATTTCCTGGATCACTTACGGTTTCATTGGAGAAATCAAGTCTTGTTATGATGTTAATGGCTGTTGGATTAGGATTAGAACCACCACCAAAGTAACCATAAGAATTGCTTGAGGTTCCTTCTGAACCAGTTCTTGCCGTTGGTAAATCATTTCCTGGACTACTTACGGTTTCATTCGTAAAATCAAGTCTTGTTATGGTGTTAAAGAATGTTGGTGGAGGAAAATTAAAACCACCAGCATAATAACCATAAGAACTACTTGAGGTTGCTGCTAGATTATCTATTGCATCTGGTAAATTTTTACCTGGATTACTTACGGTTTCATTCGCAAAATCAAGTCTTGTTATGGTGTCGAGGTATGATGGAGTAGAACCACCAGCATAATAACCATAAGGATCACTTGAGGTTGCTGCTAAATATCCTCTTGATGATGGTAAATTGTTTCCTGGAAAACTTACGGTTTCGTTGGAGAAATCAAGTCTTCTGACTAAACATCCATATACAGCAGATAGACCACCAGCAATATACGCATAAAAATTGTTTGAGGTTGCTGCTGCACCCCTTATTGGGGATGGGTAATTATTTCTTGTATTACTTGCGGTTTCATTGAAGAAATCAAGTCTTGCTATGGTGGCAATTGTGGGTGAAGTTCCACCAACATAATAACCATAAGTAGAACCTTCTGGCCAACTATCAAAATTATCATTCTCTACATTTTCTACTTGCCTATCATAAACGGCATTTAATCCGAATACGTCTCCGACAATTGCCATTAGTTATTACCCTTGCTTAAGGTCTTGGTTGAATAATGAAGTGGATGTAAGTTCTTTTCTTTCTGGTTCTTCAATACCACGAAGCATATTCTGATCTGCTCTGGTGATCTCTTCAATACCTGCCGCAACATTCTGCTGAAGTGCATTTAAGAACTCCATTGGATTAGTTGCATCTCCAAATGTTCCCTTAGTTCTATTCACATCATCTTCAAGAACCGTAGGAGCACTTGCTCTTCTCATTGAACGAATGTTGCCAGCATTGACACCAGTTCTTGCGGCAAGAAGATCGTCAAGAGACTGGTTAGAAAGTCTTCTCTGCCAATACTCTGGTTGGTCTGCATCATACTGCTCTTTCGTAATCAGTTTGCCACCATTCAGTTCTACAAGTCTGCTGATTACTTTATCAAAGAACTCAAGTTCTTCTACCGATGCCTTAAATCCACTATTCAATCCTTCCAGCATACGGTGGAAGTGAAACTCATCAATATCATACCAACACAAAGACTCACCACCCTCACGATTTTTCCACCAGATTGGTTGTGTCTTATCCTTACCATCCCACTTATAATGAAACTCTCGTGCTGCCTGCTTTGCCTCAATCACTCTAGACAGAAGACCTTCGGCAACGCTCTTGCGGTTAATGATTGCTGCCTTAAATGCCGAAGGAATCGTGAAATTATCGTGAACAATAAACTTCTCAATCTGAAAATTAGAACGACCTTGTGCTAATTCTGTTTCACTTTCCTGCCAACGAGTTGCCTCCGACAGCACTTTCAGCATAAAGTCGTTATTGTCATCTAAAACTTCTTTAGATGTTGCCAAAGCAATTGCTTCATAATTGTTAGACATACTGATCCAAAATTTTTAATCGTGTTGTTTCTATTTATTATTCTTTGCGAAGAACAATCCTGACATTTGATTACTTTGCTTTATTTTTGTAATTGTAAAATTATTTTTTTCCAAAAATTCAAAAAGATCTTTTGATTTTTTATCCGTATAATTATCATGATATTCACCCACAATATTTTTTATCTTATTCAGTTTTTTTGAATTCATTATAATTTCATATTCCGCACCTTCTGCATCAATTTTAAGTAATGATACTTTTTGAATATGATCTAAGATGTCATCTAAACTAACTGTATTAGATTCAATTCCTGGTCCTTCACTATAAAAAGAATGTAATCCTGTATTGTGTCCAAGAACTCTATGTAGTATTCTTTTTCCTGACCTATCGGAGACTGCAAGATTATATGCTTGGAAATATTTGTAATCTTTTAAATTTTCTATCAATTGGTTAAAATTTTCTGGTTCGGGTTCAAAACAATGAATCTGTTTACAACCTTTATCCATACAAAGTTTTGCAAAAAATCCTTTATGTGAACCAATATCAATCACAATATCATCGTCGCCAAAAGATTCTATTTCATATTCATTGGATTCATACACTTCATTATAAATCCAATCATCATCATATTGAATGATTTCAATCATTGTTTTCCAATATTCCGATATTTTTTTCCAAGAATATACTTCTCTGATCATCTTTGATAGATCATTTGTGGCGGCATAGAAAGTTTCTGGTTGCTTATCAAAGAAATCAAAGCACCTTGAAACCTCTTGTGCAAACTCATTAATAAACTTTGGTGATGGTTTCCAACCCTCTGCTGTATTTTCACCAAGCATCGGAACATACTTGCCTCGGTTGAATGAGACTTCTCTCAGTGCTCCAATGTCACTTACAATCGGATAACATCCACATGCCATTGCCTCTACCATAGAGACACAGAAAGTTTCCTCCCACAGATTTGGGTGCATAAAAAATGCGGCATCCTGTATGTGTGGTAGAAGTTCTTCTCGGTCAATGCATTTAGAATACTCTACACCCTGAAGATTTTTGAGTTCTTCTATTGCCTCAATGTATTCTGGTATCTTATTTCTCTCTACATGATCCTGACCATAAAGATCATATGATGAAAAAACTTTTAACTTTGCATCGGGATGATTCTTAATAATTTGTTTCCACACCTTAGGTAGAGCAGTCACTCCTTTGTGTGGTGCCGAAAAGAAAATAGCAGTCTTTGATTTCTTGCCATTTGGTTTAAACTCTTTGGCAACACCATTTGGAATAACAACAATTTTTTCGGCAGGTGCTCTATTAAATTTTACATATTGTTCCTTTTCCCAGTTAGAGACACAGACAATCGCACTCACCTTATCAAGATGTTGTGGTAGATTATAGTGTGCTGCCTGATCACAATTGTCGTGTGCCCAGATAATTCTAAATTTTTTATTTGACTCTACTATTTCTTGTGTCGTTCTCTTTACATCAACATTATCAGGAAATTTATAATGTTGGGCAAGATAATAAAATGAACTTTCAGTTGCTCCAGATATCATATCATTATGAAGTATGTGATTTATTTAGTTTGAGACTGTTCCTGGTTTAGGATATCTTATAGTTGGAAGGTCTGTATATGTTGTGTGAGTTTCTGTCGAATAATCGAATCTAAAAATTTTACATCCTATACCAGTATTATCTGAACCACCACCAAAATAAGCATAAAAACCATCTGAAGTTGCAGAATGAGAGGTTTTTTTTGCTGGTGCTATAAATGCCTGGTTTGGAGAGAGAGTTTCCGTAGAAAAATCCACCCTATCAGCTTGAGATCTGTCACCAGGCGCTCCACCACCAAAATATCCATAATTATTATTAGAGGCACCAGCAAAAGCATACCTTATAGAACTTAAAACCATCGGTGATATTGATCGGGTTTCATTAGCAAAAACAAATTTTCTTATCTCATCTGTATATGCGGATGATGGTGGTGGATTTAGTCCCCCACCAAAATATGCCTCATCCGAACTTTGAACTGCTGCTCCATTACTCATACGAGTTGTTAACTGTAGATTTGATGGACCTACTGTTGTTTCAGTTTCAAAATCCATACGTAGCACACCCCTTTGGGCGAGGGCAGTACCAAGAGGATTCTTTCCATATCCTCCAGCTATGTAACCATAATGAGAACTTTGAGCTCCCGAAGCTTCCCTTACCCCACCATTGATTTGAGACACCCCAGTATAAAATGCGGGATATCTACGGGTTGTTTCATTTGAAAAATCGATTCTAGTCGCATCACTCGTATAATTATTAGTAGTTGGTGGGGTGGTTCCATCACCACCGACGAAATAACCATAGTTATTGCTACTCATTGCCGCAAGATCTTTTTTACCAGCCGCTCCCGGCGACCAAGACAGTAAGTTGGAATCTATAACAGAAATAGAACTAGTAGAAAAATCTTGTCTTGCTATACTACTTTGTAAATTGTATGGAGAGAATGTGGATGTTCCTCCACCTGCCCAGTAACCATAAGTCTTATATCCATTTCCACGAGCAACTGATTGACCTCCTGAAATTCCAGCAGAATTCTTTCTGAGATTGTTGGTTGGTGGGGTGGCATAATTGACTGGGTTACTTACGGTTTCTGATGCAAAGTCTAATTTGTATATTGAGGATCTATATGTTATACCTGGTGGAGAGTATCCCCCACCGAAATATGCACTGAAATTGTTTTGAACCGTGGCCATTGCCGCTGTACCGCGTGTTAAAGTGCCGCCAGGATCACTCAGTGTTTCACTAGAAAAATCTAATCTTGTTATGGTGCAATTATATGGAAAAGATGTTCCACCAGTAAAATATCCTGCTTGGGAACTTTGTGTTCCAGACATAAGAGTTGTTCCAAATGGGAAATCTCCAACTGCAGATTCATTTAATGTTTCATTTGAAAAATCGAGTCTTGAAATATTACAATAAAAAACAAATGCTGGTGGTGGACTTGGTGGTGGACCATATCCAGCAACAATATATCCATACAGAGAACTTGAAGATCCTGCCGCTTGATCTTTTTTTTGTGATAAAGTAGCAGACACTGGAGATGTTGTATCGTTAGAAAAATCTAACTTAACTATTGTGCTGAAATATGTATTTGGTGCTGCATAACCACCACCAAAGTATCCATAAGAATCACTTTGGAGTCCTGTTGATTTTGATTTATATTCTGGTAAGTCATATCCTGGTTGACTTACAGTTTCATTGGAGAAATCTAATCTTCTTATCTTACAAGAACTTAAAATTTGACTTCCAGCAAGATATCCATATGTTCCATTGGGATTAGAAACAGATCCTGAAAAAGTCATCTGTTCTGGTAAAATATTCGGTGTAAAATCAACCGTCTCTGTATTAAAATCAATCCTTAGAAAATTTGATTGTGTAAGTGATGGATTATATCCACCACCATAATACCCACGAGTAGCACCTTCTGGCCAACTCGCAAAGTTATTATCTATTACATTCTGAACTTGCTTTTTATAAACTTTGCGAAGACCGAAAACACCAGATGCCATTTATTCAACCTTCCTGAAAAACGTGTGATCCCACATGTGCAAGTCTAATATTAGTATTTAACCAAGCAGAGTATCCAACACTCTTTGCTCTCTCAAAGAAAGAAAAGTCTTCTGGAAGATAACGATTATCTTTTTTGTATTCCAGAAAGTAATGATATGAATTATCTCTTTCTTTTTGTGTCACATCATAATTACTACTATTATCCGATGGGATATATTTGAGTTCCTGACCATATTTATCTTTGATACTATCAAAAACTCTTCGTTTGATCATAGCAAAACCAAATCCAATATTATCAATCTTCACCAGTTCACCCTCTTCTACTGGTGGTTGTGTGATATTATAATTATATCTCAATGGAATCGTCTTCATTGGATATGCACCGCAAACTATATCCTTATCATGTCTCAATAATCCAAAGACATGTTCTGGGAGAAATCCTACATCAGCATCAATAAAAAGAATTCTCTCATACTCAGTGTTATTCATAAAGAAGTTCACCATCTTAGAACGACCCTGAGTAATCAGACTCTCGTTTGCCATCGTCAAGAGACCATGATCGACTCCTGCGGTTCTTAATTCTTTTCCAAGATGAAACAATCCTTTTGCAGTTTTATCACTCACCATACCACCATAACATGGCAGTGCAATCAACAGAGACATAAAAATATCAATTCTACTATGTTATATATTTACCCGCAATAGTGACTCCCAGAACATTTGCTGCCGATGCTCCAGCAACAATTGCCGCATTAGTTGTAAGGTACTTTGGTTTCTCCAGAATCTCAATGACACTATTCTTTGGAACCGTTAGGTTATATACAAGGTATCCAAGACGAACACCAGATGATAAACCATCATTATAAATCGAGATGGAAGCATCAATATCAGAGTTCAAACTATAGTTACAGAGTTTGATTGATTGAAGCATTGCAGGATTTGATGTTGCCTGGAAGATTTCCGTTCCTGCTGCCGTAGTTACCGTCTTACCAGTTCCAATATAATCGGTATCATCCTTTGTAGAATATACAATGAATGCATCAAGACCTCCATTAATACCAGTTGCCGCACTATCTGTTCCATCAAGTGCTTGGAACTTAAAAACATCGGAGGGATTTGCAATGATTGGTTGATCTAAAAATTCTGTTGCACCCTGATAAGGAACGATGACTCTTTGTGCAATCGGAACATTTGATCCACCATTAAAATCATGTCTGGCAGTAAGGTAAATTTCATTGTTGAAAGTGTTTGTGAAGTGAATTGATTCAATCACATACTTCTTACCAGCAGTTGATGGGAATGTATATGATGTGTCAGGTCCAATGAAGACATCATTTGTCTCGGAGACATTTGTTCCTACACCAGAGGTTACAGAAACATAAATTGATGTTGTGATTCCAGTATCAAATGTTCCAGAACCTCCTCCACCACCACCAGCAGCAGCATCAATCCAAGAAAGACCAGTTCCTGTAGAACTTAATACCTGACCAGGAGTTCCAAGAGATGTTCCATCATGAATACCACCTTGGAATGTAGAAATACCAGAGACATAGACGCCACCAGAAACGGTTACGCCATAACCAGTGGTTTCAAATTTCTTGGATCCGTCGTAGTAAAGGTCTATTGCGCCATCCTGAGTCGCTATAAACATAGTCTCAGTATTTGTGGCGTTGTTTATCTTGACAACACTACCACGCAGTCTTAATTCTCCAGTACCATTATCAAGAATATAACTGTGAGATCCATCATGATAAATTTGTAAGTCTTGACTATCACCAAGTCTCAGTCTATCATCATCACCAAGATTTACATTATCTTGGAATGTAGAAACACCAGTTACATTCAGTTGATCAGTATCTGTGGTTCCTGTTACCTCAATACCACTAGTAGTTGTTTGGAGTTTTACATTATCAGTTGTTCCTCCGTGATGAAGTTTTACTGAACCTAAACGTCCAGGTTTTAATTCAATACCATCAATGAGAGTTGTATTTTGCTGACCAATGATAATAATATCAGATTTTTTCTGAATAAGATTTCTGAGATAGACACCATCTCTCGTATAAATTGAACCTTCTTCTTCTATAATAAGTGCAGCATCTGTTGCAGTATCTGTTCCAGCAGCATAGGTGCCGCCTTCTGCATAGAATGTTGCGGCAGTTGCAATACCAGTAATCGTTACACCAGCACCAGTGGTTTCAAATTTCTTGGAGTTGTCGTAGTAGAGTTCTACTGCTCCGTCTGTGAGGAATCTTCCCATAAATTCCCCACCTTGCTTCTGGAGCATAACTCCAGTTCCATTACTTACAAGACCAAGATAACCAGTTCCTTGATCAGTA